AGCGATCACGGGATGTTTTTTGAACATTTTGAAGCCATTGATCACGCAATCGTTTCAAGTTCTTGAGATTGAACTGGTTTTCATTCTTTATGTCAGCTAGTTTTTCATCCAAGGAAATAGCTTCGTCAACTAGACGGGATAGTTCGTTTGTTTTAAGTTTGATCTTTATCTGCTTATTGTTGTCAAAAGTATTAGAAGCATTTTTGTAATGCTCTAATTCTTTTTTATAGGTTTCTATTAATAAGGAATTATTGGTAATTGCTTTTTCAATCCCAAACGCTTCATAACTCAATTCAGATGCTTTGCGAGAAGCTGTTTCACTTTTTCTTAGCCAAAAATCCAGCCTCATAATATCAGAAAAAAGAGTCAGTTTAGCTGACGGTGTTAATGAAAAAAAGGATTGGCCAAATTGGGCATTGATTACAGAATAAAGGAACGAATCAAAGTTAAGCCGTATATGCGTTTCCAGCTCGGTCTGATCTACAGGTTTGTCATTCAATAAAAGGCTGTTGGGCTTTTGAGTACGTCGTATCCGTAACTCTTGTTTTCCAACAGTCAATTCTAGTGTGACAGAGCAGCTAACGTCACTGTCCCATGGAAGTACCTCACTAGCCTTTAGCTTGCGCGTGGTGAGCCCGTAGAGGCACCATGTGATAGCGTCCAAAAAGGTGCTTTTCCCGCTACCATTGGCTCCAAGGGCAGGCTCACTCAGGTTCCTGCCTGTGAAGTAGTACAGCCCTACAGTCTTTGGGAATTCAAATTTATGAGTCCCCAAGTATGATCTGAAATTGGTAAGGACGATCCAATGCAGGTCAAACATTACGGCTCAGAAGCTTGAGTTAGAGCCTTGACTCTGTTCATCCAAACAACTTGGCAATGATCACACAAGTCTACACTTCCTGCCCTAATAATCTCAGGTGGGTTATAGGTGCTAGGGTGAATTGGAGGGTTGGATGCTTTTTGACCACCAGCAAGAACGCCTAGTGCTGTTTGCTGTGTAGCGGCAGCATAATTCTGTTGTTGAAGGTTATGAACATGCTGAGGATCACTTATCCCAAAATAATAACTATGTGCCCCGAAGATGAACATTTTTGCATTGGGTGCAGCATTACCGCAGTGATCACAATACACTCTAGTTACCATCTAAGATCTCCATCCCGGTTTTTTTAATAAGACTGGGTACCTTTTCAGCTTCACAGAACTGTTCAAGTATCTGAACATGCCCTACTCGTTTTTCATTCAGGTGAAGACGGATACTTTGTGTGGTTTTGACTTCCACCTTCACACCAAAGACCTCAAGTTTCAGCTCTTTGCAGACGTTTAGCACTTCTTGCTTAATACGTTTCCAGTCAGTAGCTTCTTCACGGGCTATTCTGATGGTCAGCTTTACCTGATCATTCTCCCTTAGTTGATTGTTATTTAAGATATCGTCAGCGTCACAGACTGTCAAAGACCATTTGTAGGGGGCGCTGAAAAACCTATTCACAGCCTGTCCATTTTTATCTATCCAAAGCACCCTTGGTGTGAAATCATCACCAAAGCGGATATGGTAGGGACATCCAAGGTAGATCACCTGTCCTTGACGCTGGGGCTTGTGCACGTCCCCGGCGTATATGCCCAAGGGTGGCTTCATAGACTCAACCAGTGAGGCTGACAAGCCCGATAAACGTACCCCTGACTCGGCTATAGCGCCGTCAAAGGTTTGGTGAACCAGAAAGGCATCAGCTCCTTCACAGTCTTTTATTGCGGCATCAAACGTAGCCTGATCACGGCAATGTGGAACAAGAGCCATATCCATGCCATGCTCCACAACACATGGCTTAGTTACGAACTTGATACCCTCAATGTGACTAAGGAACTTAAAGAACGGGTTCTTGGGATCACGGTAATCGTGATTGCCCATGACAATGTAGACAGGTGGTTCAAGTTTTAGAAACCCACTGACTATCTTATTGACTAACGTGGCTGAGTGCCGATCTTTTTGATCAGTCAAATCCCCAGCCAAAAAGGTGGCAGCAACAGGGTGCTTTTCCTGTTGCCGCCTTATCCAGTCAAAAATACCGAACCTATACGCGTCTTTCGCTCGATCGGTTAGATGGAGATCGCCTATAAGCATCCACACGGTCTTCACCTTCTTTTCGGGCTATAAAGAGGAGTACTGCTAGTGCTATTGGCATTACAAAAACATGATAGAGCATGCTTGAGAAGGAGGGGTATGCCATAGCACCAGAACTGCCCCACACCACAAGTGCAGCATACACTGAGATGTGTCGTTTCCATATGTTGTGTAGTAACATTCGTTAGCCCTTTCTAAAGATTGTGATAACCATGATCGCACATGTTGTGAACACCATGAAAAAGACTATGACGTCTGCTTTCATTTTAAAGCCTTCCATCCAGCTGCTGCGGCAATCACAGTGACTGCCCCTAAGATACCCGGCACAGTGTTTATTTCTACAAAGCAGGAAACCAGTATAGGATCACTGGCAATCAGTTCACCACTGATCCAGCCTAGCAAAGCTGCTCCAGCCCATATCAGTAATGGAAATTTGTTCAGGATAAAGGTGATGATGGTAGCCCCAGCTACTATCATGGAGATGCTCAATAACAAGCCAATTGCAAGAACAAGGATATCCCCATGGGCTACAGCAGCTACCGCAATTATGTTATCTAGGCTCATAATCACGTCAGCGGATACGACAATGATGATGGCGTTGATCAGGCGGTTTGACTCTTTGACTTGTGGATCATCATCGTCAGCTACGCACATTTTGACAGCCACATAGAACAGGCAAACTCCCCCCACTATTTTCAGATACGGTAACAGCAGTACCGTTGTTATGACCCCGGTAAACGCTATCCTCATGAGGATAGCAGCAACGGCCCCCAGTATGATGCCCCAAAGTCTGTGTTTTGGTGAAAGTCCACGGCAAGCCATGGCAATAACGAGGGCATTGTCACCTGATAACAGAACGTCTATCCAAATGACCTTACCTATAGCAAGCCAGAATACGCCATCAGTTAACATCTCAGGTCTCCAAACTAAAATGAGTGCTGTTTTTAGGCAGCACCCATCTTAGCTCCTCGCAGGTATTAGAACTCGAACTTGGAGGGGTCGACATTAAGGCGCTTGGCCAAGCGGTCAAGAACCTTCTGCTCATCTTCACCAATAGTGTGGTGCGAGTTTGATGAAGCAACGTCCACCGCAACCAGATAGACGTCATCGGCCATTTGAGCCCCATTGGGCAGCTGCAAGACCTTATCAAGGTTACGTGCAAGTTCTTGCTTGCCGCTGGCGGTTTGAGCGTGGCTGAGGGCAGAATTCAGCGCGTTTTCAATTTGGGCACGCTGATAGAGGGAAGAAAGTTGGGTGTGCCCGGTCAGCACCTCCATTGCCTTCTTTTTCTCAGAATCTTCCAACTCACCGTCCGCATAGGCAATCAGTGCGCAGGACGCACAGACTGCATTGAGGAAGTCTTCGGATTTCCCATACTCCTTGTTCAGTTCCTTTGCCCCACTCGAAAGGGCACTCTTAAGTGCGGATAGAAAAGACATAAGTTTTAGCTCCTACTGTTTTACTGAGTACCGCTCAGCTCGGTCAGTTCACGAATGGCCTGCATATCTTGACGAACTTTGTTAGATCAAGGATATACAGATCATGCGGAGTACTTATTAGGGTCGTCCGGATATCATGCAAACCTAGTTTGCGCATACCCGCTTTATCAAGGCACACATGAGGATGCATGCGGTTTTGACGACACACTAAAAATGGAAGTTTTTGGTACCGCGCGGCTTGTCTATTGATTTCAGCCCAAAAGTTAAGGAGCTTGCCTTTCCCAGTAAGGAGGCCTTCATAGTCAAGCTTGGCGTAGAATTTACATTCAACGGCAAAGGTGCTGATAAACCGATTCCCCATCGGAGATATGCAAGATATATCTCCGGCTTGAGAAGCAAGTCGCGTCCCTTTGGCATGAGCCACTGTGGCACGCCCACCGGACATGGCGCTTCGCCAAAAGACATCCTCGCTTTTACTACAGGTGATCCACTTGGAAAGTATAACACAGACCTCTCGTTCAAAGGCTGCACCTTTCTGTTTTCCACCACCTTTACGCATGATCTAGCTTATGAAAGACAAAGTCTCGCATGCGTGTTTCTGGCATCGGCACACTAACTATGTTCCCACCTAGCAGGAAGTGTTCAAAGTTAAACAAAGCAGCTTTTATTACATCTTTGCCACAGTGAATCCATTCAGTGATCACTATTGGTCTTAGCCTCATAATGGTGGCTTGTGCACCTTTAAGCACGTCCATTTCCATACCTTCAACGTCTATCTTCAAGATATCAAGACGGCCTAGTTTGGAATCATCCAAAGCAAAACAATTTACAACATCCATATCATGGCTGTCATAGGACAGCTCTTGTCCGGGGCCATGAACCAACAAACCGTCACGCATGGCAATTCCACCAAAATTGGAAAGGACTTCATAGTTTATTCTAGGGACACGCATGGTTCCTGACAGGTTGGAAACTGCTCCGTGGACTGCTTTAACGTTCATCAAATTATTCAATGCGACATTTCCTGCCAGCGCATAATAGATGCGCTCTTGTGGCTCAAAGGCTGTCACATGCCCCCATCCTTTGCAGTGCTTTGCCCATGGTACGGTACAGGTACCTACATTAGCTCCGACATCAACAATGTGGACGCCTTTGTCATAGCGTTCTAGGCATTCAGTGCTTAGCTCTGTCACAAAAGACACAACTTCAGCTTCATGGGTCCCTACCATGAACAACTGCCAACTGACACCTGTATCCATCCTGCTGATGATCATGGGGCCATAGGCAGTTGAGGCTAGGATAAAAGGTGTCATACGTACTTCTGCCTTTTGGGTAGGAAGGTTGTCTCTATCTCAGACCATACCTGCTTAACAGCTGCTGTCGCCCGTGCACGTTCAACTCTGTATTCGTCAGTTGGCATGCTTGAGATCTCTTTCACGTATTCTTTGAACTCACCCTTCTTCAAGTCAATGGCATCTAGCCTATCGACCTGATTGAGCCAAACTACACTGGCAAGAAGGTCATTAATGCCGAAACCAAATTCAAAGGTGAATTGGGCTTCACGGAACGGCATGCCTACTTTGTTTTTCTTGACCTTGGCTAGTATCTCAATGCCGTAAGGGCGTTCCACCTTTTTGATTTCACGTTTCAGTATCTTGATATGAGCAAGCCAGAACACCTGACTAGCGTAAAAGTCCAAGGCTTTTCCACCGCTGCGCTTGTGCTTCTCACCAAAAAGGGCACCAATATTGTCTCGCACTTGGGATACGATAAATAGTAGTACATTGGCCTTCTCCTGTTTACGCGTGATCTTGCGAAACATCTCACTCATTTTCTTGGCTTTAGCCGCACCATATGACGGTTTGTCTATGTCACGCGCCATTTCAGCGTCATCTGACAGGGCATCAAACGAGTCAAGGACGTAAATGCCCGGCTCACCCTTTTGAGCATCACAGAAAGCCTCAAAGTCGACGTGAAAGTCTTCTACCGTGATGATTGGGTTTTTGCGGTCACCAAAGTCAATTCGGTCAAGCGGCAAGCCCATAGCTTCAGCGTAGCTGTCATCCCATGCTGCTTCAGTCTCACGATAGGCAATTCTGCCTTGAGGGTAAGTTAAAGCAAAATTGATCATGACTTCGGTAGCAGTGCCAGTTTTAGCCGTGCTCTTGTCACCAACGACGTTAGCGGTGCGGCCTATGGCTATGCCACCTCCAAGAGCGCAATCAAGCAGAGCGCAGCCGGTGCTGACAAACTTGATGTTTGTCTTTTCATCCGTGAAGTATGAATTCTTTGGTTTGGCTGTCCGTACTCGAACACGCTTAGCCAAATTTGGGGGCTTGGGCATAGGCCTGCTCGAAGTTGGCGCGACATACATTGGTGAATTGTTCAACGGTCATCCCAATGTCTACCCCCAAGATAGAGGCCCATTGTGAGAAGGCTACTACCCCGATTCGGTATAATTTAAATTGATCGATTGTTGTGTCAGCAGATTGTTTAACCCAAAAATCACGAATATCTTGGATCATCTTTACACTTAAAGCATAGTCAGCTTCTTGCTCAGGAGTAGGTTTTGGGGCGGCCTTGTTAACTGCTTTTGGCATGTCTATCCTTCAAAAGCTCGAACCAAGTTCGGTAACCTGCTCGATTGATGACCTGTCGTTCATGCTCCCAGCGAGCATATGGTATTTCATCGTTCATGGGCGGGCAGATGTCCTTACCCGCCCGCCTTAGTATTTCGTTACGTCTAGCCTCTGTCATTGTCTGAGGTACGACTGCGACGCCTCGCTATACGATCACGGAGGCTGCCGCTACCTTCCTCCTCGTCAGCGTCTGACCCTCTTGTACGGCGGGTCGAAGGGATTTCTTCATCATCCTCAGGTTCAGGGCGTGTACGTCGACGTCCATTGGATTTAGGTGTTTCTTCATCTTCACCTTCAGGGACGTCCATGTCAGAGCGCGCCCTTGTACGGCCACGGTGTTTTGGACTTTCTTCAAGATCTTCATCGTCAGGGTCTTCACGAGGGCCACGTTTCTTTGGCGTGGTTTCTTCATCCTCAGGGTCATGCCGTGTGCGTCGCCGTGGTGCTGCGTCTTCTTTTACTTCACGTTTACGACGCGGTGCAGGCTTTTCATCCTCATCCTCATCCTGACGTCCCGCCTGACCATCAAAAGTAGCCTTGATATGGTCGTACTCGTAGAAATTCAATGTTTCTGGGATGGGGTTGTCATAAATGAAATCAAGCCAATCCTGCTCAATTCCTTCATCCTCGTGGATGTTTGAAGCTTTAAGCACCTTCATCTTGCTTGGATCATAGGTGGTGTTCAGACCAGTACCTTCACGATAGAAGCGCACGTCATGACCATCAGCAGGGTCATCAATGAAAATCACATCCTTGGTGTCTTCATCAATGCAAAGGTTGCTGAGGGATTTGTCAAAGGTGAAAGGTGCAGCCCAAAGCAGGGGGCCTTCATCCTCGTCATTTCGATCGATGATCCAGTAAAGGATGCGTCGTGACGGGTTGAGGGCTTTGGCAAGAGCTTTGTCACCCTCGGCTTGAGCTTCACGTCGGGCTTCCACAAGGGGATCATCACCCTTGTCATGCTTACTCAAGGAAAGATATGATTGATTATCTGCTCCAATATTGAAATTGATGAAAATATCATATCCATAGTGACGGGCATTATCCCATGTAGGGGGAAGTATGCGGATAAGGTTTTTTCCCTCTTTTGGCTTCCATTGTTTGAATTTCGGCTTGATGAAGGTGTCATAGTTGCCACCTTTCATATTGGCTCGTTCTTTCAGCGTTTCCTTGTCACGCTTCTGATACCTGAAACCACGCTCTTCCTTCTTAGCCATTCCGATCACCTTTCACATATTGAGTTGTGCGCTTGATCAACTCCTCCTTATGTTTGAAGAAGGAGGCTATAAATGAGTGACCCAGCAGGTAAATGATACATCCGGCAAAGGCAATCAAAAATAGAAATGTCACGCCATCCATCATTTGCCTCTAGCTGCTCTCGCATTAGACATACGTACACGGTTTGCGTTGTAGTGAGAAGCTTCCGTGGCTTGCGTAGGTTTGATGGAAGAGGCTTCATAATAGTTGGCTGAGTACAAGGAAACAAGATCACGCAACATATAACTGCGCTGTTGAAACGCTTCCTTGAGGGCTAGAAGCTTATCAGCATAGGTCTTGGCTTTCAAATAGACGTCGAATGCTTTTCCATGTTCATAGCTGCATTGTACGTGGTTTTGAACCATTTTCTCAGTGACTTTGGCATCACCCTTGGATAGTTTTCTGCGGCAGACATTATCCATTTCAGCATCTACAAATGCCAGTGCTTCTTTTGCACCATCTCGTCTAGCAAGGGCATCAGTCAGCGCTTCACTGATAGTGTAGAATAGGACAGGTTGCCTGATGACTTCATCATCAAGCACGGACTTGTCGATAGCTAGCTGTTGCTGTAAATCAGCTAAAGGGATCATCCACTTTTTCTGTTGGTGCTTCTATCTCTAGTTCAGGAACTGTTACCTCAAATTCAACGGCATGTGCTGCATCCCCAGCTGGGTCATAATTCCACAAAGGTTCTTGACCGCCTGTGAGGAGCTTGAACATGTCTGTTGATGATTTTTCACCGTCCCCATGTAGGACATACGAATCGGTTAGTTTATCGAGGATAAGCACCCCTTTGATTTTGATTGTCTTCATGATTGGCCTCCTTTAAGCACTTCCCGCATGCGGTCATAACTGATGTTGGGATTTTTTATCGCACAGTCAAAACAGATGCGTTCATTGTTGAGACCATAAGGCAACAGATCATCTGTTGACCCGCATTTCTCACATATGCCCGCTTGGGGCTTACGGTATTCCATCTTACTCTCCAACGTTTGCTTCAATTACATCACGCCAAAACTCACGTTCTTCGCGAGTTTTAGCTTGTTTAAGCATTGCCTTCGCATGGGCAACACGGTGTTCTTTTCTCCATTGACGATCATCGAGTAGGTATTTGTACAGGTCCATTTAACTGTCCAGATTTAGGGCTAAGCCTATTGAATAAAGAAGCGGAGCTAGTTTGTCAGAGCTGTAATACGGTTTTGAAAAAGCCTCGATAAGACTAAGGAGCCTCACCGCCACTTTGTCAGCCTTTGTCCCTAGTAATACGGTGGCAAAGTAGTTGGATAGCATGATGCGGCAACTCTCAGCTTCTTGTCCCTCAAGGGCTTTCACGTACTTAGTAGCTTCGACCCATGACAAGCCCTTCCCCGCAACAAGCCAGCGTGCCAAGTCAATCAGTTCCTTGCTCTGGCCCGCAGAGCGCATAATGTCGCGTGCGTCAGCCACTGATCGACACGAAACGCAAGCCTCAAGGTAAACGAGAGCTTGCCTTGGGCTGCCTCCGGCATTTTCAGCAATAACCTCAATAATGTCGTCACTAATTTCCAGTTTTTCTGCGTCAGCCACCTTAACCAGTAAATCAAGGATCAGCTCCTCTTTGAGAGGCTTCAAGTCATAGCGCAGGAACCGTGTTTGGATAGCCTTGGGTATCTTGGCTATCTCAGTGGTGCAAAATGCATAGTAAACGTGCGTTGGGGGCTCTTCGGTTGGTTTTAACAATACGGTCCATGCAGCTGATGAAAGCTTCTGACATTCATCCAGAATGACGAATTTGACTGAACTTTCACCTATAGCCCTGTACATCAACGAGGTGATTAATGTCCTGATATCGTCAGCACCAGATTTTGATGCGCCGTCGTATTCAATCAGGTTTGCAATACCTTTACCGGCTACAGTGTTGGCTACGATACGAGCTAGAGTGGTTTTGCCGGTACCAGCTGGTCCTACAAAGAGAAACGTATGAGCACGTCCATCCTTGATCACTTTTTTCAATGACCGGACAACTGTAGTTTGCCCTAAGACGTCATCAAACGTTTCAGGGCGATAAAGGGTATGTAGGCTCAACGATGTAACCCTCCGAGCCAAATACCTTGCTCTTGCTCAAATGTGTAATCTTTGATGATTAGTTTGGCTTCTTCAAAAATTTCGATTTCTCGCTTTTGGGCTAAGATGCCGCTTTTCAATTCTGAAACATGATGATTGACCAGTTCAGCGATGACATTTCTATCACGCTTGGTCTTTAGTCTTTTAAGTGCTTTTTCAAATTGTTTGACTTGCGTTTCTAATTCAAAAATCTGTTTGTGGTGATTTTGAATTTCAAGATCGAAAAATGAATTGGCACCTTGGATAAGATCCAACTGATTAAGATGCAAGTTTTGCGGCGCATTTATGGTAGCTTGGACACTCCGCACAAAGAACATGGTTATGCGTTGCAAAGCAGTAGCGGTGGTATTGTCTGGATTGTTGTTATCGACAATACCATCCCTGTCAAACCTGCGGCGTTTTTTAGGATCAAGCAAAATCAAGTGTGCTTGTCTGATTTCATCAAATTCTTCAGCTGAGCCGCCACCATCAGGATGTGCCCAACGCGCTGCTTTCTTATAGGCAGCATTTATCTCTTCGATAGTGGCGTTTTTTTCAAGGCCAAGAACCTTATAGGGATCGATCATTTGGGTGCTTTTCGCTCAAAGGCCTCAGGTAAAAGTCTGCACAGTCATTGCGGTGACGGTCATGAAAGACTACGTCTCCTAGTAATACGTAATCGCCATGCAGCATCCCTCCGCCCCAATAGCTGGGTACCCATTCTGTCAGCAGCTTCTTGCCGCAAAACCCACAATTGAACCAAACTTGTTCACGGTTAAATTTCGGGTACCTGTCGCACTTCTGGCACATTGGGATCTTCCTCTTTCCATGCTGGACATGTGTATTTCAACAGCCCCCAGCCACCGCCTGCTATATCTGTTGCACCACATAAGACACAAATTTCATCAAATGATGAAGCATCTGAAAAGCGGGTTTTATGGGAAGGGTGCAACCTATCTTCAGATTTGTCATTAGGGTGGTTAAAACGCATCATAGATCCTTGTTTGAGTAGAATTTCCCAATTTCTTTCATCTCAAGCCAATTGTCGCCGATTGAACATTCGACTGACATCGGCACATTGATGAAATCATACCCCGGATTTAGCATCACCCGGTATATGATCTCAATTGCTTCTTCTAAGATTTGAGGATCATCAGGGATAGCAAAAGTCAAATCATCATGGATGTTCATGATGGGATGGAGGTACCAAGCATCCGTGTCAGCAGCAATGATAGAAAGCCGCACCATAGCCCTACAAGTAATGTCGCAAGCCACAGACTGTATGGGATAGTTAATAGCTTGCGGCCTGCTAAGCGGGTAATGGTGTCGGCGGCCTGTTGGGCTTTCGACGTAACCGTTTTCATAATAGTCATTCATCAACCTCTTTTGCCAAGTATGGACACCGTTAAAGTATTTCCAGAACTCGGTGAACAATTGCTTGATGACTGTTTTAGGTGCTTCTACCCCGGTAGCGGCTGTCAGGTACCCCGCAACTGAATCTTCAGCTGCACCAAAGAAAGCTGGGAACACCAGCTTGTTTTTCACGAGACTTCTGAAAGTCTTCATTGTAGCTTTGTCAGTGAGCATGTGCTTCCCGCCTATATAGGCGGGGTAAAGGAATGCAGCGCGTTGCGCCCATTCCATGTGCATGTCATAGTCTTCCCACAAAGCTTTAATGAAGACTTTATCCTTGGAGCACATAGCTCCCGTGCAGCCCTCAAGCTGCCCGTAGTCAAGGGAAACAAATACATGCCCTTTTGGAGGCACCTGTTGTTTACGGACCGATATTCCTTTACCACGCTTAGGCCAATTTTGCTGATTCGGGCCATCCGAAGAGGTCCGGCCTGTTTCAGCGAAGGTGGTGTTGACGGAAGGGTGGATTTTGCCGTCGGGCCAAATGAGGCTGCCTTTACCGAATTCAAATTCATCAACATAAGTTGACTTTAGCTTGCTTCGGTTTCTGAATTCTTCAATATCTTTTCCAATAGGGTGATGCAATCTTTGTAATATTGCTTTGTCAACCGATTCTTTTCCTTCAGAGTTAAGGAGGGATGTATCTCCTTTGACATAGCCCTTAAGTAAGCTGAGTACATCCACTGAAGATGAAATATTGAAGGTTTTTCTATCAGCAATAAATCGTTGGACTTCGGGATAGCCTTTGATCCTTTTTTCAATTTCTGCAATTTCACCCCCAAGCCTAGTTTGCATTGTCTTGTTTTGTTTACGGTCAATATCGATGCCAATGGACTGCATCAAGGCTACGGTGGGTTGACGCGCCACTGCCTCTCGATACGCAGCATGTAATCCCATAGCCCGGAGTCTGTCAGTTTGATTATGGAAAAGACGTAACGTATATTTGGCGTCCGCACCGTTATAGAGTAGCGTTTCATCCAGATCGGCTCTGGCCATATTTTTCCGGTCAAGCTTGAATAATGCTTTGAACGCGATCCCGAAGTGTTGCCTAACGAGAAAGTCCAGAGCTTGGTACGGGTTGGGTTGGAATTGTTCATCATGACCACCACGTTTTCCTCGACGTTCATCGAGGAAGTGAGATTGCATCATAGTGCATTCCCAGTTGTCATGCCAAATGACGTCTTTGCCCAATAGGAAAACCAACCAGCTGCATTCAAAAGGAGCGTTATGGGCAATGATGGTGGTTTTATCTGAAAGCAGTTTTGCCAGCCATAGCTTTATCGCGCCTTTGTCAATCTCTGACCAGCCTGATTTTGGGTGATCCAAGGCAAAGGCAAAATTGGTATCCCCAAAACTGATAGCCACGGTCAGGACCGTTGCCCCAGCCCTGAATGGACTCAAATTATCACATTCCAGATCGATGGCCTTTTCAGGGGCTTTGCGGGCTTCACTGATAAGCCTTAGCAAAGCCCCTAATGAGGCGCGGGGCGTGCCGTTAAAGCACTGTATGCCGCCCCTAGCCCCTTGTGGCGTGTCAATCGTGGGGGTTGGTAGGCTATTTGCCAGTGAAATGGCCCGAGCTACGTCAAATTTGAGGCAATGCCCTAGTTTACTGCGGAGGGGCTGTGAATCGTCATAGGCGGTGTCAAGGATGTATTGGGGATGGTAAGTGGGCAGAAACCAGCACTTATGAGATCCAACCTGTACGGCAAAGACCCGCCCTCTCAGGCCTACCATGTCACTGCTTTTCAGCATCCATTGTAGGGGTAGGATGCCTAATCCGAGTAATAGTTTCGGTTTTGCACGTTCGATTGATTTCGTGACCAATCCACGGCAAGCCTCCATGGCCACCCATGACGGAGCAATGTAATCGTGATCAAAATCTCGAATAACATTGTCAAAGGAATAGTTGCCATCAATATCCAACAAAGAAGTAAGTAGCTTGCCAGCTTTGCTCGCAAAGGGGATGCCTCTCTTGTCGTCTTCATGATTGGGTTGATCTCCAAGGATGTAAATATCAGTTTCATCAAATAAAACTGGTTTCATCTTTGGCGTGCAATTGTCCGCTTTATCCAACGGGCATGCTTTGCAGCCCAGCCGGTTAAGGCTGTCTTTAGACGCTTGACCGGCCTGCGTTAGCTTGGCCGGTGTCCCCCCTCGTCTTACGGGTTTGGGTCTTTCCTTGGTAAAGAAAAAACTCATTTATCCATTTCATCAATTTGCCGCTGCATTTCTTGACAATAATGATCCCAGCAAAGGATTTGCTGACCATTAAGCCAAATCATGCCGTAGTTGTCACAAAAGTCGCATTTGCCCGAATGCATTTTAGGCTTTGGTGGAAACCACCAGTTCCAGATTCGATCATAGAATTTCATGACATGTTGCTCACGAGCTTAAATACGTCGGGGGCTTCAAGGATGGTGCAATTTTCTAAAATTGCTATCCCTATGCAGGACTCAAGGGCTTTCTGTAGATGACTAGCGTTAATGTTGGCTACCACATCTGAATGGCCCTCTAGTTTGAAATCATCCTTGATTTCACCCATATGTGTTTCAGTGAGTAGCGTCATCTTGTTTTTGACAATAGTTGTGACAGTCTTTTGACTCTCAGGATCAGCCAGTACACGAGCACGGGATAGTGCTTCTGAAAAACCATCAGGAAATGGGTAACAGGGAGGGATCCCCCCTTTGACGGTCTTTTTGATCAGTTGCACAAAATCAATGGGCTCGCTGATTTCAAGTACCCGGCCGAATACAAGCCATTCCTCAAAATCAACCATTACCCACTCATCGTTGAAATAGAGGGTGCCCGATGTCATTTCCAGTGTTGCCCACAGCTTTGTAGCAGCCTCACAGAAGGCAGTTGGCATGAGTACCCGATCCTTGGACTTGCTCTTCAACTTAATACGGGTAAGGCAATCACCGTTGCAGGAGTACATCAGATTGTCCTCAAGGGTGATGCCCATGAGCCCAGTTTGTGTGGTGTCCACTGATACGGTTTCCAGACAAAGCCTGATCGCTTCATTGAAGTTTTCAGTATAGGGCAGTTTGAATCTCCACGCCTCTTCAGGTTCATGGAAAAGGAAGTTTTCTTCAGGCTGAAACGGGAGTTTACTGACTGACTTACCCATAGTGACGATAACTTCGTTGCCTTTTTGGGCAAACTCCGCTTCCTTAACACTGCTGTTTGAGAGCAGCCCTAACAGGGTGTTACCGTGGATAGCTACTGATCCACCAACATCAAAATCAGTTGGCCCTATGATGGCTATTTGATCATTATAGGCGGATACAGTGCCTTGATCGAAAGTGAAGCACTGGAAGATTGGGATCATGTTGGTGGTAGCTAGAGCGGGTTTTACCAGTTCCAGCGTTTTAACTAGTTCTATGCGGTTCATTTAAAGGGATCCTCTTTATTTATCCATGGGGATTTTTCAGCCCTTAAGGCATGTTTTAGAACTTCACGTCTCCATGGCACTAAGCCTCCCCAAATGTTGATGCCGCCATAGGTTTTATCTTTTATTTTAAAATGCAAACCCCATTCATGGTTGGCTATCCATACTTCCATGTCTTCAGTAGAATTTTTTAACAGAAAAATTCTATGATTGGCATGGACAATGCCACCCCAATTCCTAGGGCGGAATCTTAAACTGACCAGTAACTTCCATTTGTCATATTCAAAACGTTCTTTTTCAGTCTTCAGGTGTTTTAAATATGAGTAGGTTTTCGTGACGAGGAACCAGTTTTTGACCTTTCCAAGCATTGGAAGCTCTCACTGCTGCTGATGCGAAGTTCTTTGATAGGATGATGTTTTGCCAATACAGGAAACCTGCCTCACGGAAGTTCTCAACTGTGTCAGAGGGGAAATCAACTAATTCACCGTTTTTGTCCCTGAACAGCCCCACAATGATACATACGAAAGCACCGGGTTTCATTCTTTCTCTATGAGCCATAGCACAACACCACATACGAGCATTGAACTCAGCGTAACTCCCGAGATTACTGAGATCGTCGAGTTGATCGCTATACTTCTCCAAATTAAAATAAGGAGGGCAGGTGATAGCGCAATCGAAATACTGATTAGTATGTAAAAGACAGCCGTCCCCTTTGACATAGGTAGCTCCCGTGAGTTTCAGCTTTTTTAGAAGGGTTTCATTTTCTTCAATTTGTTCAGAACGGATTTCAAACCCTGTGTATGAATGGCCCATGATAGCCGCCACAAGACCACGTGGAGGCCCACCTGCAAAAGCATCAAGAATATGAGAGCCCTGTGCACCAGCGTAACGGACAATGATCATCTCCATCAGTGGGGCCGGAAACACACTATGCGTTCCCGTGTAAATTGAGTTGTGATCAGCCCGGAAGGATTGATCACGGGTACCACTATGGCCGGTTTCATCTGTCAACCTGCGCCAGTCACGGACACGGCGTTTGATGATTTCATCAACCTGCCAGATAGTGGTGGTGGTACTGAACCAATCCCGGCCCTGTGAGGGCCGGACATAGGCTTGCTGCGGCGTTATGAGCAAGGGGCGGCTCGATTTTAAGACCTTACCGCTGGCCTTGTCTAAGCGCTTAAACAGCATTGAGATTAATCCATTGGAAAACGAGTGCCTTGTGGCCATCCTGTTGCAAGGAAAATTGGCCATACAAGAGCCCTCATAAAAGCGAGACCGAGGGTAACGGGGCCACTAGCTAGATTGAGCCATAGCATAAATATGAACCCAAATAGATAGACACCAAGTAATGTCCAAGCCCACCAAGGCATCAGTAATCCTCCCATCTGTTAGGTCCACGACGATTCGGTGGCATAGGATACGGGCCTTCACCACTACGGTATCTAGGCTGCCTGCAATCACCGCGATAGATGCATGGATCCACTTGAGGGCCTCTGCGTGGCCATGGAGGCATATACCGCTCCTGTTCCTCTGGCCCCCATTCACGGGGATCAGGACCGGGACCATAGGGTGGATAAGGTTGCGCTTTTGCAGGTGCGATAAGAACCACGAACGCTGCTAAAGCCAAAGCGTAACGTTTCATATAGTTTCCTTTTTGCTAGTCAGCTTCAAACAATTTACACCATCCATCGGGGCTAACTTTTCCTTTTACTCTTTCACAATCTCCTTCACCGAGGTAAGATTCGCATATGCAACAACGAGCACCAGTTGTGCCCAAAGAATCTGAATAGCCTACACGTTCTTTTGTGTGTGTGGGGATTTTCTCCATGTCGTTTCCTCGAAAGTAGGGAGGCTGGTATCGCTGATAGTTCTAAAACGTACCAACCTCCCCTTTATTGGCCCCACACGGGGGTAGGAAGGGGCCAAGCTAGTTCAGACCTTAACGGGCGTATTGAGTTGCTTCATTGAGTCTCTGACATCCTGAAGTTGCTGCTGATACACAGGATCAGCAAGCTGCCTTTGACGCTCTTGTTCACGTTGGATCCGCCAAGCTTCGATACGATCTTTGTTACCGTCGTACCAATCCTTGGCAAAGGCAAACCACTCAGAGTACATTTGCATGAACAGTTGTGGCGAATCCTCATCCTTTGAGAAACGCTCAACCATGCTCTCGATGGATTTCCAGTCCGGTTCAGAGCTGCCATAGCCCTTGATAGGGCCATAGCACAGGTTTTCCATTTTGGAATAAGGAATACCCCGCATGCAACCATAGGCAAGATGCGTAGTACGTGCATCTACCTTTAGGGTTTCACGATGCCATCGGTGTGACCAAAAAGCTCGTTCAGCATATTCAGTCGACCTGACTACTTTTTGCCGAGCAAACCTAGCCCGTGACTTCCACTTTTCCTCTTGTCGCCTGATGTACGTCATCTCAGCAGCAAGAGTGTATACTTTGACTTTTAGGTGTGATCTCATTTTCTGTTCCTAGAGGTTGGGGTTATATGAACTATTCTTAGGCCTCTAGGAGGCCCTCTGGGGTATCTACCAGAAATGGTGCATGGCTTACCTCTTTGCCTTACGGTTCATGGAACCCGGCTGGCGGTATGCCGCCGGGTTGTTGCCATGTGGAAGGGACTTCAATGTGTTGGAATGAGCGATCTTCCGCTCATTCAGGACCTTTTGTCTTTTACGCAGTATTTTACCCATTTTGTACTTTCAGTTATGGTGCTCGGTGGGGGAATCGAACCCCCACCGCGTGGGGTTAGAAGCCCTGCGGTCCACCGAGGCCGGGCTTATTGCTTTTTGGCCTCTTCCTTCTCCTCAGGAGACCAATCCATGGTAGCACTGGCTCCGACAGCATAATCAGCCCGTTTGGCGCTCATTTTGCCCATGGTAGCTCTCAAGTTCCTTGTTGAGGAATTGACAGTTTGACCTCCAAGGGTGCCGTAGGAAGCAGCTTGTGCAGCATTATCAAAGTTGGCACCGAGGAAAATCACCTGCCAACCTTTGGCACGGCAACCATCCAGCATTTTCTTGACTGTAGCGGTGCCTTGCGGCCCCGGCAGTTCCCTGCTGTCGTTTTCCGCACCATCAGTTGCAATGATAAGTGCCAGTTTGTCGTATTTGCCATATTCAGCCAAGTCTACAATCTTGGCAGTGGCATCATTGAGAGGTGTCATACCACGGGGCTCTGCATCCTTGTTGCTTACAGGCCTCCATGTTTCCGGGGTAATGCGATCACGGATGATCTCAAACTGGAGCCCGTTACCCCCATCAAAGGTAGCGAGGGTGACGCCGGTATCCACCTTCTTAGCTGCCAAATCCTTGACATAGGCATTGATGGCTCCAAGCATTTCATCCCATTGACTCGCCATAGAGCCAGATCGGTCGAGTAGAATAAAATCGTGTTGCATGGTTACTTCGCTTTCTTTTTTACTGGTGCTGCTTTTGCAGTGGCCTTTTTACCAAGCTCGTCTTTGTGTGTCAGCTTGATAATATGACCTTCCTTCTCCATCTTGTGACCGGCAGCAGCACAACGGCCCAAGATGTTATAGTAGGTGCCTCCTAGCTTCTGTTTGACTTCAGCTGCGGTAGCGCCTTTTTCAAACAAAAGTAAGGCTTGAGAGTTTTTGCTTCCTTCCATGCAGCCCCATTTGTCAAGGACGACGTCCTCGCCAGTATGCAATGGATGGAGTCTGTTGGGAGCTGATTTTTGAGGCTTTTTACGGACTACGCTTGGAACCTGTGGTGCAAATTTCTTGCCTTTCTTGCCACCTTTTGCTTTTGCTTTTACCTTTATTGGGGGTGGCTCTTCCTCAGGTTCATCTTCAGCTTCAGTTTCTTCATCATGAGGCACGTCATCCTCATCTTCAAGAACTTCTCCGGTGACGGGATCAATATTATCGTCATAGTCTCCGTCAGGAGTATCAGGATCAGCCTCTCCTGTAGTAGGATCAAGTTCGTCAAAATCAACGATCTCTTCATTCTTTGTGTTATGAGCTTCGACTGCTGCGTTTACCCAAAAGGCAGTCTCATCCGTCAACGCGTCGAAATCATCATCGGTCAGTTTAGCCACAGCGTTTAGGATGGATTTGAGGTAATCTTGCCGATTGGCGTATTTTTGGCGTGCTTTGTAGCCAGTAGCTTGGATCAACTCACGTTCAATGTCGTGCATTTTACCCTCATTAGGAGTTGGCGAAGTAGCTTCGGAGTTCACCAACAGGGTCGGACATTGACAAGGAAAAGCGCCTTTTCAAGCGCATGTTAAAGTTTTCTCTCTTGCACATTGCCCTAGTTGGTCTATCTAGCTTGAGCCTAACTCTACCGGTCGTCAAGGCCTGTAGAACGGTTTTTAGCTCATCGGGCAGTTCATCAAGGAGCAATGCCAGATGCCCGTAATTGGGAGTACCTTCTAGGTGCAACGCATCAATAATTTCATCAAGAAATACATTTTGGTCGATAACTGATTTTTGCTTTAACCGGGCTTTGTCTGTGAACATTCTGTTCAATGAAGTTCTGTACAAAGCAAAAAAATGCCGCATGTCATTTACAATAGGATACTTCCTTTCAAGGGTGAAGAATAATACCCTCGCATCCTGCATGACGTCTTTGAACTCTTCCATTCTATCAAAACGCCAGAGGTTTTTCTGAACTTGTTTTGAGGTCCAAATTTCAATCTGTTTTGACCAAACGGGATGCCACGATAGCTGAGCACGCTCTTTCATGTGATGCCCCTTAGGTGCGGTGTGGGGCGGTGAAATTGTCAAAGAGTCGGCATAGAAGTCAATGCCACTAGGGCTTGTGTGAGGAACGCTTCCACCACGCATTACTTCGTGCTATGCCTTTGACATTGCTTTGTCTGGTTTTAACGAGCTGAGACAGCCCACCCATACCCCACCAGCCTTGGAATAATTTAGTTCCAAAATAATCTAATTCTTCATTATCTAATTCACCGGGGTCGTCATAGTTATCAGGTAGGTTAGCTACTTTGGCACCTATCCATTCAGCTAAATCATTGGCAGAGTTTTCTGCTCCATGATCAAATAGGACCCATGTTTCATTGAAGTTTTTCTTCAACGCTCGAAGTAGGGCTATCTGACTGACAGTTACGGATGTCCCAAAGGTACACGTAGCTCTGAAAGAAATAGGATAGTCTAATCTATCTTCACAGATAAAATTGTGATTATCTACTCGAATAGCATCAAAGGGACCTTCTGTAATAATCAAGCGTTGAGCTCCATACTTCAATTGATCGTAGTTGAATATGAAGGCTTTGACGTCCTCAGAACTGGCAAGATAGCGAGGGGCATTTAGGGGTTTACCCAAAGCACGGCTGGTCCAGCCAATCAGCTCGTCATTGTGCCTTATGGGGATAATTATTCTGTCTTTGTATTTGCCTGTAAGGGCACAACGTAAATCGTACCGATCAATGACGAATTGTGGATTCTCAAAGCCACGATTTTGTAAGTACTCGAAGAAACGTTGGGTAATGCCTCGCGTCTTAATGCGATTGAAATCCTTGAATTGCGGCCCCATTTGCTGGAGCCTAGCCTGCATGGCGATATCTTCATCATGTTCAATAGTACCGTTATTATCAGCTTCAAGAACGGCTAATGCGGCTTCCAGTGTGTCTGGGTCACTGTGGCTGTACTGCTTGACTATGAAGCCAGCTTGCGGGCTGGAACAGCCAAGGATGGCCTTTATGAGTGTTCGAGAAGACTTTCCTCTATGACCAGCATCTCTATGACATCCCCATTTTCCAGTCTGAAGGTTAATGCCCAAGTGTTCTGAGGGGTCCTCATCGCCGCACATTGGGCATTGGATGGATAATTCACCACGCTTAGTGTTCGGCCCTCTGGTGACATAATGGATATTGTTTTCATCCAGAAACCTCTGCCAGTCCATTTTGTTTTTCTGCCTTCTTCTTGTAGTAGAATTTTAAGGCTGTGTTAATCAATCTAGCCCTGAACTCGGGATCATTTTTATAACGAAGTCGTACTCGTGCAGCTTTACAAATTTTGCATGCACGATATTTTCCCTTTTTCACCTTAATCCATTGCACGTTACTGGCAATGAAAGGATGGCCTCGTTTGCAACGGTCCATGTCAGTGCCTTATGCCAAAGCCAATTTTCCTGATCTCAGCTGTTTTGCCTTGATTAAACAGTTCGGCCAAGCTGTAACTAGGGTCTGCTTTTTTAGCAGGTAACGCCATCCCACCAGCTCGAGCAGCAGCTTGCGCTTCGGTGTAGTTGAGCAACCTTGTATGTAGCACACCATAACATCTGCCGGGCCGTACCAAGGCATCATCTATATTCCCAAAATCAATAATATTGGTGGTGAACACCATTTTCTTGTTGGGGATCTTAATAAGGCCATCTGAAATATTCAGAAACCTAGACATCAGCCTATTTCCATCTCGTTCCCGAGAGGTCAATACTGTGTCGGCATCTTCAACAATCATGATGTCGCCACCAATACACGCCATTTCTTTTTCACCTATTGGGACTGGATAGTCCCCATCTCCAAATAGAAAAGATTGAAATGGGCTGTCACGCTCCATCAAGCGCTCATCGTAAATGATATGGGCGCTAAGCTTATACTTGGTAATCAGATGCCTCAACAGGGTTGTTTTACCAGTTCCCGGAGGCCCTGTTATTAAAAGCACGGACTCGTTTGAACGCATGTAATCTTCAAGATACTGCTCTGGGTCATCTATCCCCGGATAGAACTCCTGCAATATCTTGTCATTTGACTGGGGTAGATAAAACTCTCTGGTGTCCTCACCATGCTTGCCAATGAACCACCATTTGATGACTGGTAGATGGTCCTGAAAGAAGTCCCTGCCAATTTGTTGGAGGAGGCCGTCAAGAGCATCAGGCTGTGCCGTGATGTCTATCTTGTATTTACAGACATCTCCGGTGTCATCAGTATAGACCCAAAACAGTATCGGCGTCCCTTGATAGTTCCCGGTTATTACAGTTGTCCGGGTATCAAGTGGCATTACCATCCTTGCATCAGATAGGTAGGATTTCAGTTTGAGTAGTACGCTCCTCTTTGGGTTTATTAGGGTGCTCAGTGCTACCTCGTATCTGCCAAAGAGGAAGTCTCCTTCATTGTCAGCAATAAATTGCTGACTAAGTTGCTGCCACAGACTTGAGTCTGCGATAGTGGTATGTTCCATTTCAAACATATTTTTCATAGTTTTTGTACGCCCTTCAGAAGTTGGTCTAGCAATTTCTTGCCTTGCATATTTGCATAGAAAATACGTTCGTCTACCGTACCTTCCATGAATGGGTCTATGATCCAGACCGGTTTGGTTTGACCCGCTCGATATATTCTCTTTTCACCTTGACTACGATTGATCGGCGAATCTGGTTGCTCAAAGAAAAACATGTAGTTGGCGTGCTGGAGGTTAAGGGAGGTGGAGCCGGATTGGTCATTAAGAACCAAGATGCGGCAGTTGTCCTCATCCCTAAACCGTCTAAGCTCGCCGAGTACGTCTTTTTGACCTGACCAGATTCTTGCGTGTCTGATCTTCCGGGCTTTAAGACGATCACTAATGAGATAGTTAGTGTGCACAAAATGATGGAAGACCACCATTTTGGATTCCGGGGCCATTGCATCGATGTATTCCTCCAGCAGGTCCAGTTTGGGATTGGTGTCGAATGACACTTTGATCTTGGTGTTATTTTGGCCGTCTACGGTCATAAAGCCAGAAGCCAGCTGTCTTAGTTGCATATAGCTGGCTTCGGCCTGTCGGGTGCCACCTGCTTTCAAGGCGGTTATGAATTCCTCAGCTGCTTTGCTGATGTACCCCTCCATGGCGGTAGGAAGTGGCACCTTACGCTTGATATACCGTTTGGCTGGTAGATCATGCATCTCAGCTGCTGCATAGTGGATGGAATTGTGTTTGATCACTTTGTTAAGAAGTGGCATTTTCTTCTTATCAAAGACGTATTCATCAAACTTGGTGAAGTAGTTCCGCTTCTTGTCAAAGAAGGCCTCTTGGAACAACCCTTTGGTCTCCCCTAAGGTTTCACCAAAATCAATCAGGTAAAACTGTGCCCAGATGTCACCTACGTCCTTGCCAAAAGGCGTGCCTGACAGGCCCATGCCATATTCACATCCCGCACTGACCGTTCGGCACATGCGATAGGTGAGCGTGTTTAAATCTGAACATTTGTGAATTTCATCCGCTATGAAGGTATCAAAGCCTTCAAAGACCTTCCGGGTGTTTTTTGGATCTATGGTCCAACCCTTTTTCTTAAGGTGGTCTTCTGCCAGCATGGCAACGGCACTGCTATAAGCAATCACGTAAACGTCGCCTTCACGCTCTTCCAGCGTGCGCAGGTTCTGGATAGTGGTGCCCAGCAACGGTATCAGCTTCAAAGCTGGTGTATGCTTCTTGCACTCTTCTATCCACGTATCCACGGCAGACACATATGGCACAAAGACAATGGCCAGAGGCTTCTCACCTAGCATCTTGCGTCTGAGGATGGAAAACAGGGCAATCAATGTCTTGCCCCCACCCATGTCTATATGAAGCATGAAGCGCTTCAATTCAGTCACAAGCAAGAAACAGACGAGTTGGTGTAACCACAAATTATCAAAACCCGGCAGAAGTTTTACTTCCGCCGAAAACTCCTTAAGCAAAGCAGGTCGTCTAAGGTCCTTGAGCCAGTCATGGTTATCCAGCTGACGCTCAAGGAACTGTTTTACGACCTTCTTGTTAATCAATTGTAGGAGCCTTAACCCAATTAGCAGTCAATTCGATTGGGATAGGAAGACCTGGAACTCGAAGTTCGATTCTGACTGCATTATTTTTGATGGTAATGGGGGTAGCCATCTGGGGCAACCACAATTCTACTGAACCATCCTCATAATGTCGAACTTCTATTTCATAGGGGCCTCGAACGGAATTCAACGTCCTGTCATAAATCATTAGTTAGGCCTCAGGATTTTCTTGGCGGTAGGCCCTAGCTGACCGTTTTGGTGAGCGTTCTTGACTAGCTCATAGAAGTCAACTGGGGGCATGGGGAACATGCCTGCGTCCTGCAACATGATTTGGCCATCCTCCTCAAACATGCAAATGACAATGCATGCCGAGGCGTGGAGCTTGCGAGTCAGCTGTTTGGCTTCTTTGGTCATTTGAACCAAGAGCTCAGCCTTGTCGCGTGCCGTCAGTTTGGGTTTTAGTTCGTCATCGGCCATTTGTCACTCATCTTCAAGATTCTGATTACACGAGTGCGTAATTCATCATTGTGGAGTAAGGCATGCGCCATCCACCTGATCATAGGTGGAAGGTCGGTCCACGGGGAGAGCTCATATTGCTCAAGACGACCGTCCGCATCCAGCAGTAGAAGTGCCAATGCCAGTTTTTGGGCAGGAACGTCTTCATCAGCTTCTGCCAATTTAACAGCATCGACAGGATTTAGCATTCGTTTAATCGGCATCTTTCCTCTCAAGAAGTTTGTCATTCACCTTGTTGTATTCATCTGCCAATATGCTTCTGGACATTTCCAGCAAACGGCCATCTAGTTGTTTTTTG